GGTGACCATGCGCGCACGAAAAAACCATGAAGACTGAGATAAGTCAAGTTCCACCGCAAGGGCTTACGATTAACGCGCTTTCTGAGCAGACCGGGACAGACCGGCGGACGCTCAAGAAAAGGCTGCGAAACGTGCCGCAGCAGCCGGGCGGCGGCTATCTTTTGGCGGACGTTGAGGCGGCGGCGCAGGAGGCGGCGGATTGCGGAAGCCTGCGGGACGAGAAGCTGCGCGAGGAGATTCGGAAGTTGCGAATAGCGAACGACCTGAAAGAGCGCGAACTGGTTAATCGGCGCGACGTGGCTGGTGCGATAAGGAAAACGCTTCCGGATATTCCGAAGATACTCGACCAGAAGCTAGTTCAAGAAGCTCCGACACCGGAGGAGAAGATTCGGGCGCGTAAGGCGATAGACGAAGCGGTGAAGGTGATTGAATCAATGCAAAAGGATTGGGCGATATGAGCAATATCATACAGCAAGCATGGCGCGATGTTTGGGCGCAGAAAGACCGCCGGCCAATTTACGATTGGGCGCGTGATAACGTCTCGCTTTCCGCGCCGCTGACGAAGACTGGCGCGTTTGATGTGTCCACGTCGCGGCACTTCGTCGCCATTTTCGACGCATTGCAGAACGATTTTGTGCGCGAGGTTAATTGTCTCAAGCCGGTTCGCGGCGGCGGAACTTTGATCGGCGACATCTGGATGCCATGGACGCGGACAAACGAACCTGGCCCGTTTATGTTCGTGCTGCAAACCGACCCGATAGCGGACGACCATTTTCAGAAGGTGTTGATGCCGACGCTTGAGAGCGTGCCTGAAATCCGGCGGCAACTAGACGCGCTAGATCGGTTCAAGAAGACTGGGCGCAAGATTGAATTCAGCGACGGAAACCATTTGCACGTCAACGGGCCGAGCATCGGCAACTTGCAGACGAACGCCTTCCGGTATTTGCAACTAGACGAGTGCTGGATGTATGCCGCCGGGCGCATGGCGGACGCGGAGGCGCGGGTGGGCGACTTTGTGAAGCAGCAGCGGAGCAAAATATTCCGAGTGAGTCAGGGCGGGCCGGCGGAAGGCGTAAACATCGAGGAAGACGATTGGCGGCGGGCGTATCTGGCCGGGCGGATTCACGAGTGGCAAGTGCCGTGCCTGCATTGCGGCAAGATGATGGACGCGGCATTTAGCGGGCAGCGGGCGGACGGTTCATTCTGGGGGATGACATGGGACAACATCAAGACGAGCGCGGGGGAGTGGGACGTGACGATGGCGGCGGATACGGCGCGGTTTGAGTGTGAGCATTGCCGCGAGGTCATGCGCGACACACCGCAGACGAAACACCTCTGGAACGAGAATGGCGCGTATCGGGTAGCGCACGGCAACAGTGTGAGCAAGCAATCATTCCATTGGGAGGCCGTGATTGATTACCCCTGGCGCGAGTTGGTGGAGTTGTGGCTAGAGGCTTGCAACGCGGAACACCGGGGCGACTTGAAGCCGAAGCTGCAGTTCTACCAGAAGCGGCGGGCGATGTTCAAGACGGAGGAACAACTGCTCCGGGGCGGGCTATCATTCAAGCGGACGGTCTATGAAATCAGCGACGGATTGCAGCCGGGCGAGTTCGACTTTGCGACATTTGATAAGCAGGCGGAGGATCTGTATTGGGGCAGCGTGCGGCGGTGGTATCCGAACGGAAAGAGTCGGCGCGTGTGGTTTGGGAAGATTTACGGGGAGTCGGCGATCAAAGACATCGCAACGAAATACAAGGTGCAACCGAACCGGGTTGGGATTGATTCGGGCTTCGAACCGAAGGGCGACCGGGGCGTTTATGCGATGTGTGTCCGCAATGGCTGGATAGCGTTAAAGGGCGACGAGGACTACGAGTTTATCCACACAACGAAGAACGGGCGCAAAGTGCGGCGGAGCGTGGCGGCGTTGACGTGGGCCGACCCGGAGATGGGCAAGACCGGGCAGGGGCGGAAGTATGCGCCGCTGATTCGATTCAGCAAGCCGCAGATGAATCAAAAGGTGCAAAGCCTGATTGAGACTGGCGTGTGGGAAGAGCCGCAGACGGGCGACCCGGAGACCGAGCGGGAATACGCGGAGCAGATGGGCAGCCGGATTCGGGTTGTGGACTACAACAAGAAGTCGGGGCAAGCGCGGGTATTTTGGAAAGAGAGCAAGAACGACCACGCCCGCGACTTGGCAAATATGCAATGCACGTTTGCGATTCTTGCGGATATACTGCCCGACCCGGCGGCGGAGCAGCTAACCAAATCGGAACAAATCACCACGGAAACCACATGAGCGAAAACGAATCACACCACGACAGCCGGGCGGCGGTTGAGCTTGCAAGCGTTGACTTTGATTATGCCGCGATAGACGGCGAGGAGTCGGTGGACACAGCGGAGGCGTATCGGCAGGCGGCGCGGGAGGCGTTGGACTTTTACCGCCGGGTCTTCATGTGCCTGCAAGACTACCGGGGCGACAAAGCTTTTGCGAACGACTGCGCGATGCTGGCGTTGGGATGGAACGACCTGGCCCGCGCCAAGACGCAGGAGGAACTATCGCACCGGCACAAGTGTGAGCGGGCGAACGTGGCGCGGATGGTTAACAAGATTCAGGCCCTCGTCGGCATCCCGCCGATGGCCGGGCAGCGGAGCGTTGCGGCGAGGGCGAAATTTTCACAAGCCAGAAAACAACAACTAAAAACACAATGAACACATTACAGATAGCGGCGAGACAGGCGGCGATTGACGGCGTGGCGAGCGATTGGGCGGAGTTGCTAAACGAGGCGCACGACATGGCGCGGAGCAAGATTCGGTTTGTGAATCTTGGCCGCAAGATCGGCATCGGGATTCAGGAGGCGTGCGGGCACAATCAAATCGGCTTTTCATTTTTCAATGAGATTGCCGCCGGTCTGCCAGCCTCGTTGAACTATGAGGCCGCCCGCAAATGCGTGAAGCTGGCGAACGCGATGCCGCAACCGGCGAAGACCATTGAGGACGCCGAGGCCGTGGAGCAGCTTTTGCTTGAGGCGTCGGGCGTGGTGGATGCGCCGAAACGATTGGAGCAGCACACGACCCGCGACGTTGCGCCGGCGACGTTTTTCTTCAAGGTGTTTGGCGAGTTGCGCGAGCGGGTATCAAAGAAGATTGCCACCGCGAAAGAGTGGGACGAGGACACGCGGGGCGGAGTGCTGACGGAAATAAACCGGGCGGAAAAGTGGATTGCGGAACTGCGGGAGGCGGTTCAATGAGCGGCAAGGGGAGTAGGCGGCGGCGGGAGAATGTTCGCGCCGTGCGGGACAATTGGGATTTGATTCGATGGGTCAAGCGCAAGCGACGGAAGATTTGACTCCGCGCCATGCTTGGCATGGCATTAAATCTCTATATCGGATGGGAGAAGCACGAGCTTCAAGCCGAGCTTCGGCGGGCGCAAGAAGACCTGGCGGCTGGCAAGACCATCGTGGACACAAACACCGGCGACGTGTCCAAAGGCGAGCAGGTAGAGGCGTCTGCAATCACCCGCATACGGCAGATACTTCGCGCCCTAAACGCGCTCGACCCGGCCAACTACCCCGCCGACCAAATCACCCCGCGTAACCGCACAAAGGCAACCTTCGACTTTTCCTATGCCGAACAAACGTAAGGCGGTAATCCAGCCGCGCAAAATCCAAGCCGCCGCGAAGCCGATTAAGACGCCGGGAATAAAGCGCAATTATTACGGCGGGCAGAACACGCTGATTGCGTCGGCCACGCAGACGCCCGACCGCAAGCGAGTGCTTCCGATGGACAGGGACATACACCGGAACGTCTCAAGCATGGGACGCCGGACGATGTTGAGCCTGGGTCGCTGGATGTTTTGGAACATCCCGGAAATCAAGGGCGCAATTTTAGAGCAGGCGAATCTAGCGACTTCAACATTCATCCCGCAATACTCCGGGCGAAATCGCGCGTGGGGCGAGCGGGCGGAGGCGTGGTTGAAAGAGTGGCACAAAATCATGGACGTAGCTGGCTGGCCGTTTGACTATCAGACCTACGTTAAATTCTTGGTAGTAAAGCCGTTAGTGGATGGCGACATGGCAACGATTCTGACGGAAACCGATTCCGGCTATCCGCAGATTCAAACCATCGGAGCGCACCGCATAGATTCGGTTGAGCATGGGCAGCTTGAAAGCGGCGAGTTTGCCGGCTACACGATAATTGACGGCGTGATATGCGACGACCTAAATCGGGTTGCCGCGCTTCGTATCAAGACAGACGGCGAAGCGGGCACGGCGGTGTTTCAGGATGTTTCGTCGCGGGATGCTTTTCTTACATACGATCCGGAGGACATTGACCAGAAGCGCGGGTTTTCTTCTTTGGCGGCGGCGGCGTTCAACCTGCAAGACCGGGACGAGTCACGCAAATTTGAATTGCTCGCGCAAAAAGCGTTTGCGAGCAAGACCCTGATTGAGACGAACGAGGAAGGCGAAAGCAACGCGGCGGAAGATTTGATTCGGGCCGGGGCCGAAAACTCTGACGGGGAAAAAATCGAACTAGACCGCGAGCTTTTGGACGGCGGCACGATTACCTACTTAAAGGCGCGGAGCGGCAGTTCGATTGACGCCTTCGCGTGGGATAGGCCGTCGGCGAACTCGCAAGAATTTCAGGAGCGCACCTTGCGCGATGCGTTTCGGGGCAGCGAGTGGGACGTGTTATTCAGCATTGACCCGAAAGGCACGGGTGGGGCGGCGATGCGTGTCGTCGTGGAAAAGATTAACGCGACCCTGCACAAGCGGCGTCGGCTAGTCGAGAAAGCGTGCCGCCGCGTGGACGGCTACGCCATCAGCAAGGCGATCAAGCTCGGGCTGCTTCCCAAAGATGAGGACTGGTGGAGGTGGGAGTATCAAGGCCCGGGCGAGATTTCCGCAGACCGCAAATATGATTCCGAAATTGATATTGAGGAAATCGCGCAAGGTTTGGGCACGGCGAAAAACGCCATCGCCCGACGCGGCGGCTTTTACGATGACGTTCGGATGCAGCTAAAGCAGGAGGCGGGCGACCGTCTAAACGACGCCGCCGAACTTGCTAAGGCTCACGGCATCACCATTCAAGAGGCATTGAACGTATTGCGCCCGCCGGCTCGCACGACCGCCAGTGTGTCAACCAGCAACCAACCCGCGCCCGCCCCGAACAATTCCCCCGCATGAAAATTTACCCGCAAATCATTTCCAAAGTCTACGAGCAGCCGTGGCTAATCACCCCGGCAAAGCACCGCGCCATCCGCAAGCTGATTGAAACGCGGCTGGACGGCGGCATCACCGAACCGGAGGGCGGCGACGATGACGAGATTGGGCTGGCGATGGACGGAAGCACGGCCATCATTCCAGTTCACGGAATCATCGGAAAACACCTTTCGATGCTTGAGACGATGTGCGGCGGCTGCGACTTGGACAAGATCGGAAACATGATTGACGCGGCGATGGCTGATTCCAACGTGCGGCGCATCCTGTTTGATTTCCGCAGTCCGGGCGGGACGGTGACGGGTGTTCCTGAAATGGCGCGGAAGATTAAAAACATCAGCGGCAAGGAAACCGCTGCTTTCACGGATTCAATGTGCTGCTCTGGCGCGTTGTGGCTCGCCATGTCCTGCGGATCGTTCTATTGCACCGAGTCTAGCGACGTTGGTAGCGTGGGCGTCTATTCCGTATATCTAGACGAATCCGTCGCGCTCGAAAAGGAGGGCGTCAAAGTCAACGCGATTAGCGCGGGCAAATACAAGCTGGCAGGCGCAAGTTTCCAGCCGATGAGCGCGGATGAGCGGAAGATGATTCAGGATGGCGTGGATAAGATTTACGCGCAGTTTAAGGCTGCCGTCACCCGCAACCGCGCCATTCCGGACGATTGCTTGCAAGGCCAGGTTTTCGACGGCGAGGATGCCGTGCGTTTTGGCTTCTGCGACGGGCTGGTTGAATCCATCTCCGAAATTCTGGACTAGAGATAATTGACTTCGCGCCATTTCCAAATGGCGTTCAAATTTTTCTCCATCGTAAAGGCAAACGCGGAAGTGTCGCGTTTGGAAACCGAACTCGTGGCGGCGCAAGAAAAGCTCAAGGCTTTTGAAACCGCCGAGCCGGAAAACCTCGCGGCACTTCAAGCCGAACTTGAATCCGTCAAGGGCACGCTTTCCAAAACCGAGTCCGACCTACTCGCCGCGAAGGAGGCCATCAAGACCATCGAAGCGAAGGATGCGGAAATTGCCACGCTCAAAGCCGCCTCCGTGGAGCTTGAAAAATCCGTTGAAGCCCGCGCCTCCGAAAAGGCGTTGGCTATCACTCAGGCGCAAGGGCAGGTCAAACCCCTCAAGGCGGAAAAGGGCAACGCGCAACAGATTTCACGCGCCGAATTCAACCAACTCTCCGCAGACAAACAAGCGGCCTTCTGCAAAGCGGGCGGCAAAATCACCGAATAACAACCAAAAAACAACAATATGGCTAACACACTGACCAACCTCATCCCGTCCGCTTACGAAGCTCTCGACGTGGTTTCCCGCGAACTCGTCGGGCTGATCCCGTCCGTCAACCGGACTTCAACCGCTGACCGCGTGGCGAAAGACCAGACGCTCTACGTCCCCATCGCCCCGGCCAACACGACCAGCGACATCACCCCCGCGATGACTGTCACCGCCGCGAGCGACCAGACCATCGGCACCAAGAGCCTGACCATCTCAAACTACAAGGTTTCGAGCTTTGGCTACACCGGCGAGGAAATGTATAGCCTCGACGCCGGCCCGGGCAGCGCAAACGTCGTCCGCGACCAGATCGCCCAAGCCCTCCGCGTCCACGTCAACGAAATCGAGCTGGCGGTCTATAATGCCGCGAAGATTGCCGCGAGCCGCGCCTACGGCACCGCTGGCACTGCTCCGTTTGCGTCCAACTTGGCCGACCCCGCGAACATCAAGAAGATTCTTGATGACAACGGCGCACCGATGGCCGACCGCAGCCTCGTCATTGACACCACGGCTGGCGCGGCTCTCCGCACGCTCGCGCAACTCACGAAGGCGAACGAGGCCAACGACTCCAGCCTGCTCCGTCAGGGCACGCTGCTCGACCTCCACGGGTTTGCCGTCCGCGAATCCGCGCAGATTGCCAGCCACACCGCTGGCACGGGCGCAAGCTATCAGTTGAACGGCGCACACTCCGCCGGCGCGACGACCATCGCTGTGGACACCGGCTCTGGCACCGTCCTCGCTGGTGACGTTGTGACCATCAACAGCGTCAAGTATGTCGTGGCGACCGCGCTCGCCAGCGGCTCGTTCACCATCAACGCGCCCGGCCTCCGCACCGCGCTGTCGGATAACACCGCCGTCACGGTCAATGCCGCGCACGTCAAGAACCTCGGCTTCAGCCGCAACGCCATCCTGCTCGCCACCCGCTTGCCGAAGGCCGGCAGTCAAGACCTCGCCGTTGATCGCCAGGTCATCACCGACCCGCGCTCCGGGTTGAGCTTTGAGTTGGCGATGTATCCCGGCTACCGGATGAACAAGGTGGAAGTCGCCATCGCCTACGGCGTGAGCGTCGTGAAGCCCGAACATCTCGCCGTTCTGCTCGGATAATCCGAACCAATCACATGACGCCGTGCTGACAAAATCGGCACGGCGTTTTTCATTGCAAAAAAAAATGAGCGGACGAATCAAATACGAGACGGAGCGGGCGATGAGTGAGATGCGCTCCGCCCGTGGATTGGGCGAGACGACCGTGACGATTGCGGGCGTGGAGTATCCGTATTTGCCCGGCGGA